CAGGTCTTTCTAAAGCCGATGTTATACGTTTGGGCATTGATAAAATTTACCAAGAAACTCAAAAATAAAAACAGTCGTCGCACCCTACCAAAGCACAAACGACTGTTTCATGACCAGAAGTCTTACTTCTGATATTTGTATTTTATCATTTGTGAGACTTCTTTTCAACCAGAAAAGGAGAATTTACATGGACGAAATTATGAATAATACAACAAACCAGACACCTATTGAGATTGCAATTGGAATAGACAACAAAGGAATGATTACTGCTGGAAAACTCTTTGATTTTCTCGGTATGGATAGAAGCAATTTTTCAAGATGGTTTAGAACTAACATCATTGGAAATGATTTTGCTGAAGAAAATACAGACTATTTTCTGTTCGTCATGAATGACGAGCACAAGGGGCATGCTTCCCAGGATGCAAGAATTACAGCCAGTTTCGCGAAGAAACTCTCCATGCAGTCCAAAACAGCAAAAGGTGAACAGGCCCGCCAGTATTTCCTCAAAGTGGAAGAAAAGTTAAAAGAGGCTGCTCACCATACCGTTCCCATGACTGTCCCCGAACAGATCCAGCTCCTTGCAATGGGCAACGTGGAACTCAACCAGAAAGTAGACAACCTCGACAAGAAGATCGACCGTCTGGAACTTGACCTTCCCATCCTTGGTATCGAGATCGACCGGATTACTTCAGCAGCGAAGAAGAAAGGCGTGGAGTGCCTTGGCGGAAAGAACAGCGAAGCTTATCAGGACAAATCCCTCCGCGGAAAAGTCTACAATGATATTTACCGGGAACTGAAACGGCAGTTTGGCGTGAGTACATACAAAGCCATCAAACGGAGCCAGTGCGATACGGCCGTGTCAATCATCGGAGAGTACCAGCTTCCTTATGTTCTGCTGGAACAGGTGCAGCTCAAAAACTCTCAGCTTGGTTTATGGGGGGGGTAGCACATTATGAGTAAAAGAGCCCCTAAACTGAAAAGAAAAGAAATTTTAAGTACCATAAATACTTACTGCGAGAAGAATAATAATGACTTCGTACTGGTCTATCTGATGAAGGCTGCCGAACTTTTCTATAAAATGTATGACAATGAAGACTATGCCAGCTTGACAGATCTCGATTGGGATAAAGCGCTAGCACTGTTAGATCTTATACAGTGTAATGATGAGAAAAAGGTTCATAACATAAAAGTCATTCTTGGTTGCATGATGAGAAAATGCTAAATGGGGAAAGAATATGAAAAATTTTAAAGGAATTTTATTTTGCGTATTCCTTTTCATGAGTTTTGCACTTGCGTCAACAGATCTGTTCTGGTTTGCTGTTTATTTGCTGGCATGCGGAGTGATCTGGTGTCTGGTTCATCTTTATAGATGGCTGAGCTGGCTGTTTGCGGATGATATTAAACACATGAAACGGGACAAGGACAAGTATTATAAAAGAAGAGGATGGAAATAACCGCACATAAGCGTCTGCCGGATTGGCAGGCGCTTCTTTTATACATGAATCGAGGATGAACTATGGCAGGAAAAAATGATATTGTTGCCGGAATCCGGCTGGAAGGCGATCAGCAGTTCAAGAGCAGCGTAACCAGCGTTAATAAAACAGTCACTTCTCTGAGATCAGAGCTGAATCTTGTCAAAGCGCAGTACGATGGAAACCAGAACAGCATGGAGGCTCTGACCCAAAAAGGTGAGATATTAAATAAAATCCTGGAGCAGCAGAAGCAGAAGGTGGAGGCCACGAAGCAGGGGCTGGAGAACGCCACCAGAGCTTATGAAAATGGTGGAAAGAAAATCCAGGAAATGGAAAAGGCCTGCACCGCCCAGGAAGAAAAACTGGAAGAGTTAAACAGAACCTACCAGCAGGCCAAGCAGAAATTGGAAGAGCTGGAAAAGACAAACGGTTCTTCCAGCGACGCGGTAAAGGAGCAGCAGGAAGCAGTCAAAAAGCTGGAAGAAGAGCTGAACGACCAGAACACAGCGGTTGCGAAGGCTAAAACCGAACTGAGTCGGTGTCAGAGTGAATACCAGAAGACGGGAAACAAGGTTGAGGATTGGAAAACAAAACTGAATAACGCCGAAGCTCAGGTTATTAAAGCGAACAGCGCTGTGGCCGAAAATGCCCGCTACATGGATGAAGCAGCAGCGTCGGCGGACAAGTGTGCAAAAAGTATTGATGCGTACGGAAAAGCAGTAAAAGAACCCGAAAAGATCAATACAGAATCCTTGTTAAAGGGTGCCGTGATCGAAAAAGCGGTGGATATTGCTACGAATGGCCTGGGACAAATTGCAGGTGCGGCAAAAGAGGCTGTTACAGAAATAAAAAAAGTAGGCAGCAGTTTTGAGGCCGCCATGTCAGGGGTAGAGGGCGTCAGCGGAGCGACAAAACAGGAAGTTTCTCAGCTTTCAGACAAGGCAAAAGAAATTGGAGCGAACACAAAGCTTTCAGCAGAACAGGCAGCGGGCGCAATGATGAACCTGTCTGTAGCGGGGTGGCAGGTGCAGGAAACATTAGATGGCGTCGACGGTGTCGTATATCTTGCACGGGCGGCAAACATGGATCTGGCGGAATCAGCTCAGATCGCTGCGGATAATATTGCGACTTTTAATTTACAGGCATCAGACACCACTCACATAGCAGATATGCTGGCTTACGCCCAGGCGCACAGTAATACGACGGCGTCACAGCTGGGCCAGGCCTACAAAAATTCGGCAGCAAACATGAACGCCGCCGGACAGACGATTGAAACCACCACGGCAATCCTGGAGGCCCTGGCCAACAACGGCCTGCGTAGCGCGGAGTCAGGTACCGCATTGGCAGCAGTAATGCGTGACATGACTTCCAAAATGGAAGATGGAGCTATCGCAATCGGCGATACTTCGGTTAAGGTCATGGATAGCAGAGGAAACTTCCGTGATATGCTTGACATCTTAAAGGATGTGGAAAAAGCGACAAACGGTATGGGTGACGCTCAGAAACAGGCCGCTTTACTCTCCACATTTACTTCGGATTCAATCAAGGCATTGAACATGATGTTGAATACCGGAGCCGATGAAATCGCCGGATATCGGGAAGAACTGGAAAATTGTGCGGGTGCTGCCGAAGAGATGGGCGACACCATGGACGATAATCTGGAAGGAGCCACAGCGGCTTTCAATTCTGCCGTTGAGAGTCTGGAAATCACTATCTACGAAAAGTTCAGCGGACCGCTGAAGGCTGCCACAGAAATGGCCACATCTGCGGTTTCTTCTATCACGAAAGCGATTACTCCGCAGAAAGATACACTGGTAGAATTTATTGATCAGGTAGCAGATACGAATGAAAAATCTGCGGATGTTCTTGAAAAGACAAAATCATCTGTGGACAATGCCGGAAATATGGCGGGAACCATATCGAACCTCGGAAGCCGACTGATAGAGTTAAACGATGTAGAAAACAAAAGCCTGAGTCAGCGCTATGAATTGCGTACCATTGTGGGAGAACTTTCCCAGCAGATTCCCGAAATCTCTGATGCATACGACGAAGAGGCCGGCAAAGTGAAAATGACGAATGAGCAAATCAGAGATCTGATCGAGAATCAGAAAGAACTGCTTATTCAGAATGCAGTCAACCAAGCGGCACAGGATCTGATGAATCAGATGCTGGACGCAGAGGTCAACAAAATGCGTGCGGCAGAAGCCATGCAGGCGGCAGCTGATGCAACGAAAGAAGCTCAGAAAACAATTGATGAGCTTCAAGAGCAAATCGCAAATACTCCAGATAATGACACAGCGGCGCTCCGTGATTTGACGTCTCAGCTCGGAGTGGCTAATGTTGCCTGGGAAGAATGCAGGGACACAGAAAAAGAAGCCCGTGAAGAGTATGGAAACAGTGTAGTAGCTGTAAAAAAGCTACAGGATCAGTATGACGGGCTTGAAGAAGCCGGAAAGAAACTGAGAAATGAGACTCAGCTTTCTACAAAAGCAGAAGAAAAACTAAATAGCGTCATAAAGCCTTTACCGGGAAGCGTGAGGGAACTGGCGGATTCACTTCTTACCGGGGCACAGAAGGGAGAAAAATTCGGAGCCGGGATAGATACACTCGGAGAAAAATGCACCCTGCTTGGTGGTATTGCAAAGGATACCGCGGATCAGATAGATGATGCATCAGACACAGCAGCAGATGCGGCAAAAAAGGCCGCCGACGCCGCAAAGGAAGCAGCCGAAGCCCAGCGGACAGCCGCCCAGGAAATCCTCGACGCCTACAATTCCACCAGGGAAAGCATCGAATCGAGCCTGCAGAGCAAAATCAGCCTGTTTGATTTATTTGAGAAGGAAGATGGTGGGGCGGATGTCACCACCGAGGCGATGAACAAGAACCTCAACAGCCAGATCGAAGCGATCAAAAAGTATAAGGAGAATCTCCAGAAACTCCGGGAAATGACCGATGAGGAAGGAAAAAGTCTGGTAACGCCGGAATTTATTCAGTATATCGAGAGCATGGGCATGGAAGGAGCAAATGCTCTCGATCACATGGTCTGGACTTGGGAAAACCAGGGAGAGTATGGGGCGGAACAGGTCAAAGGAATATCAGACAAATATATGGAGTCATTTGATCTGACATCAGGTATAGCCAAAAGCGAAGCGGCAAATATTGCAGCATACCAGGCGGCGATGAAAGAATTTGCTTCATCAGCGGAAGAATTTACAGACCTTCGGGATGCGTTCGATTATGCCGCACAGTACGCAGGCGAAGCCTGGGAGAACCTGACGGACAAAACAAGAACGGCCTGGGAGGAGGTAGTAGATACTGCGGTTGCCTGCGGCGTGCAGATTCCAGAAGGCCTGGCAGATAGTATTACATCCGGATCCACGTCACCGGAACAGGCTATAGCGATGATGAACAAAGCTATTGAAGGACAGTTTGAGGGACTGGCGGAGATCGCAGAAAGCTGTGGTATCCAGGACATAGATGAGCTGAGAAAAGGCATCGAAGCTGGCGGACAGGATGCTATAGATGCCTATACAGATCTTATTGAACTCCTTGCGGCCAACAACGTAGATCTGGAGACTGCCGGTAAAGAAGGCGGTGCCAGCCTGGGAAAGGGCACTGCGGAAGGAATCAAGGGTGAAACCGATAATACGAAGTCAACTGCCCAGAAAGTTGTGGAGTCGGCCCAAAAAGCTATCAATGATAACGCCGGGGCCTATGGCTCCGCCGGAAAACTCCTCATCACTGCAATGGCCGCCGGAATGACGGCATTTTCCTACCAGGTCAGCAATGCGGCAGGGTCAGCAGCAGGAAGTGGGGCTGGTGCGGCAGCAGGATACGAAGGAAGCTATCAGGCGGTCGGCAATCAGTTGGCGGCCGGCTTTGCCCGGGGTATTGCTCAAGGAAAGAGCCTGGCTATTAACGAAACCATTAACATGGCGGTTCAGGCTCTAAATGCTGCAAAGGAGCGTTTAAAGGTTGCATCCCCGTCAAGGAGATTCAGAGACGAAGTTGGTGCCCAGGTCGCAAAAGGTATGGCATGGGGAATCAAGTCCAATGCGGTTCTGGCGAAAAACGCTTCTGCAAAAATGTCACAGGACGTACTGGATTCTGCTACGGCCTGGCTGGATAAGTACAAAGAAAAACGTTATACCTCACTTGAGGATGAAAAACTGTTTTGGGAGAAGGTGGCTACAAACACGAAAAAAGGGACTGTGGCATACAAGAAAGCCCAACAGGAAATAGCGGATCTCAATATCAAAATCTTGAAAATGCAGAGCGCCGCAAACAAAACAGTCGGCAGCGTATCACGGACAAAAACGGAAGGAAGTGGCAGCAATCAGAAAACCGTTGATAAGTCCGCTTCTGATTACTATTCGGACGTATACAAGGCCGCGACCAAGCACCTGGCAAACATGAAAGTCTATTATAACCTCAGCGTTCAAGAAGAGGAAGCGTACTGGGCACAGGTTCTGACAAAAATACAGAAAGGTACGCAGGCTTACACAGATGCGTATGAACAGTGGAAAACCGCGCGGAATAGTGGAAAAAGTGCCAACAGCGAAGCCGCCGAAGAAAAAAGCGACTACGCCTTGAACGGTGGGGCACTTGACACTTACAAGCAGTATTTCAAGGTTTCCGAGCGGGCCGAGGTGGATTACTGGAACACGGTCCGGAAAAACTATAAGCGTGGCACAAAAGAGCGGGAGGAGGCCGACAAAAAGTATTTTGCGGCGAAAAATACCCTGAACGAGTCCCTGAAAAGTTTGGAGGATGACTATGTGGACAAAGTCACTACAGTCAACTCTAAACTGAAGGAGGATATTCAGGACGTCACCGACGATTTGGCAGATTCCATCACCGATGTCACGAAAGAAACACAGGAAAAAATCGACGAGCTGAATAAGACCTACGCCGATTCCGTGAAGAGCCGGCAGGAGTCCATCTATAACTCTGTGAAACTCACGGATAAATTCTACTCAGAATCTGATTCCGGTAGCGCACTCCTGTACAACCTGAAAACTCAAATAGTCGGCCTGGATGACTGGAGGTCACAGCTTCAGAAGCTACGCGACAAAGGCATTGATACTGATCTCATCAAAGAACTGGAAGACATGGGTCCAGAAGCCTCTGCCATGCTCCACGTCATGAACAATGACCTACCGGAGAGTTCAGAAGGCAAAGGAATGACAGAAGCTCAGCTGAACGAATACGTTTCACTCTGGCGGCGAAAAAAAGAGATTTCACAGCAGGAAGCCGAGAAAGAGAATGAAGACCTGAAAATGCAGACGGAACAGGAGGTGGCTGCCGCAAAAGCCTCCGGTGATGCCCAGATTGCCCAGCTGAATAAGAATAGTGAGCAGAAGATTGCCACTCTCAAAGCCAACGCTCAGGCAGAAATCAAAGCCTATACGGAAGAGTATTTGAAGGGCGTGAACGATCTGGAAAAGCCGATAAACGCTTCACTGCAGCACATTGCAAACCAAGCCGGAAAGATCGGTGAGAGCACAGTCACGAAGTACGTTCAGAGCTTATACGCCCAGGTTTCCAGCAAGAATGCGAAATCGTCCCTGCTGAATACTACCACGACAATCACCACAAACCTGTCAAAACTGACCAAAGACGGTGAGAAAATTGGCCAGGACACCTTAGATGGCATCTTGAAAGCCATGAACGACTCAAAGAAAATTAAAACTTACACTACGAACATGGTCAAAAAGATTGTTGCAGAAACGAAAAAGGCAGCAAAAATCAAGTCCCCTTCCAGGTTAATGGCCGAGGAAGTTGGTGAGTACATCCCCGCTGGTGTCGGCGCAGGCATCGAGGAAAACACCGCTACGGCAATTAAACCAGCACAGGATATGATTCGCCAGCTGGTAGAATCCACTACCGGCAAAAACATGGGAAATATCACGTTGGAACAGTACCTACAGCGGATCGATGCCGGAGCAACCCAGGCGGCCAGCACTGCAGTGCAGGCGCAAACTCAGCTTCCGGGCATCAACGTTGACACCGGAAATCTGGCGGGCCTTCTGGCCCAGCTGATCGGAGAAGTGCAGAAAGTGGCCACGAATACCGCTGGTTCTTCACAGATTGTTCTTGATACTGGTAAGTTGGTGGGGGAAATTACAAAACCGATTTCACAGGAACTGGCCCTGCAGTCCCGAGCACAGTCCCGAGGACGATTTTGAGGAGGTGAGAAAATGCAGATCAACGGAATAGATATATCCCAATGGCACGCCCGCCAATGGGCAGTATCAATCGGGAATCATGCGATCACAAACAGCAGCGAATGGAACCGGGGATCTCCGGATCCGTTCCTGACTGGTGGCGCGATCAGCTTCAAAACTATCAAAGTGACGTTGCTGATCAAAGATTCAACCAGAGAGACTATGACCCTGGATCGGTCAAACATCGTAGCGGCCTTACTGGAACCGGCGGATATCGTTCTGGATGGATTCATACATAAATTCAGAGCGGTGTTGTCTAAGGATGCAAGCTTTGAAGAGACGGTGAACTACCGGCAGGACCGCTGGCACAAGCTGAACTTAGAATTACAGGGCTATGAATATGGATCAGAAGTGGCAGTATCTGGTTCAAGTGAACTGAGCATAGTAAATCCAGGAAATTTGAACACCCCCGCGGTATTGGAACTGCTTCCGACAATCAGCACAGTACCAGTGACGATTCAGGGAATCTGCCGTGATCCGGCCACAGGGGAAGATTCACCGGTCGTGGTCAGAGCTCTGACAACAAACAAAAAAGTGATAATCGACGGAGAAACGGGCCTGATAACGCAGGAAGGCGCACAGAAAGCAGGTGACGTAGATCTCTGGGAACTTCCATTATTGGCTCCTGGCGTGAATACGATCACTTGCGATAATGCAAATATAACTATGACAATCAAATTTAAACCAAGATACATGTGAGTGAGGAGGAAAACAAGTGACAAACAGAGAAATAATCGCGAACTATAACGGATTGGACTACATCCAGTCCTTAGAAGCTGAACACTATAAACGGACTGGTGAAAAATTATTTCAGGGTCGCGTGAAAATCACCTATGCCATCAAAAAGAATATGAGAGAGCTGCTGGATAAATTAAAACCTTATGATGAGTCCAGAAACGAGATTTTTGCGGAATATAGGGACCTGGATGCCGAGAAGAAAGCAGAAGAAAAACTGAAAAAGAAAATAGTTACAAGCGCAGAGGGCACAGCGGAGCATGAACGGGAAATGAAAACCTACAATGAAAAAGTCAACACGCTGGAAATCATCATGAAGCCAGGAAAAGACAAGGTGGAATATGAATCAAAAATCAAAGAGCTGCTGGACATTGACGTGGCAGATGTGAATATTCACACCATCAGCCTGGATCAGCTCGATGGCATTGAACTGGATAGCGCGCAGCTGGAGCCGTTGATGTTCATGATCGAGGAATAAACGAAGGAGGTTTTCCTTCATGCTGAAAATATTTAATCAGTCCCACGAGGCTGTGGGATACATAAAAAAATACCGGGATTGCAAAATTGAGAGCGTTCTTTCCACAGCGGAAAAGACGCTCTCTTTTACATATCTGGCAAAATCTCAAAAGATTGACTATGAATACTATATCCAGACTGCGGATGCTGAGTATGTGGTGAAAGCCATCCGGCTCACGTCAGATGGATATCCGGAATATACGGCCACGCTGAACATGGAGGGGCTGGAAGCAAAGACCTGGGAAACCTTCCTGGCGAAAGATTCGAGCCTGCGGGATACTGCCAATTTGGCCCTGGTCGGGACCGGCTGGCGCGTGGCGGAATGCACAGTGGATAAAAAACGGAGCGTAGGCCTGCAGAACGTCACCAGTAAAGTGGTCTTACAGAAGCTCTGCACGGTGTTCATGTGCGAGATGCAAGTGGATAGTAAGGCCAAGACGGTTTCCTTCAAAGAAAAGTTCGGCGAGGATAAGGGAGTATATTTCCTCCGGGGGCTGAATCTGCGGCAGCTGACATTGTCAGGTGACACCTATGACTTCTATACCCGCATCATCCCGGTCGGAAAAGACAACTTGAAAATTACATCTGTGAACAATGGAAAGGAATATATTGATAATTTCCAGTATTCCAAGAAGATCATCCCGTACGTTTGGCAGGACACCAGTTATGAGGATGCGGCCACTCTGATGGAAGATGCTACCGAAAAGCTGAAAGACCTGTCAATCCCGAAAAAGTCATATACCGTTGACGTCCGAGATCTGGCTTATCGTAGTGCCGAGTATGGCATCCTGGAGTACAACCTGGGCGACACGATCACGCTGATCGATCGCAAGAACGGCATCCGGGACAAACAGCGGATTACGAAAATCACAGAATATCCCGAGAATCCGGACAAAAACACCTGTGACATCGCCAACACGCGGGAGACCTTCGACGAGATCCAATCCCGCCTGAAAGAAGCCGTCAGCATTATAGAAGCGGCGAAAAATCTTGATGGAAGCATCAACGGAAACGCGGTGGATAAAGTAACCACAGATCAAATTCTGGGATTCAAAGATGGTGTGGAATCTGAAATACAGAATAGCGGAACGATAAGCGGGATTTACGGGAGAATAGAAGCCACAACGGCCGAAATTGGAACAATTAAAAGCACATACCTGCAAGTTACAGAAGCAGATATCAAATATGCCACGATTGATCTGGCGAACATCAAGAACGGTTCGATCAAAACGGCAATGATTGACGTGGGAGCGGTCAATACGGCTCAAATCGCGGACGGCTCCATCACGGATGCAAAAATTGTTGAACTGACAGCAAACAAGATAACCGCCGGAACCCTCTCGGTAGAGCGCCTGGAAATCAGGGGAAGCAACAGAAGTATTGTCTACGCCCTGAACAACATCACCGGGGCCATCCAGGCCCAGAACGTCGATACATTGAATGGCGAGATCTTAACTCCACGGACCATCACAGCCGACAAAATTGTTGCCAGCTCCATCACCGGCAATGAGATCGCTGCAAAAACAATTCTGGCAAACCACATTGATGTGATAGACCTCTTCGCCCAGAAAATCGAAGCGACAGATCTTCATGTTGTTGGAAACAGCACAATAGACGGCAACCTGATCACATCCGGAACTATTTCGGCAGACCGCCTGGATGTCAACGGCATTTTTGCAAAAGATATAACAGCAACAGGCACAATCTCTGGAGCAACCTTAAAAGGTGCAAGCGGACAATTCACGGGGACCGTAGATGCCCAGACGTTGTATGTCAAGGACAAAATTCAGATATACGCCTCTTCTTACAGTTCAGCAGTTACCATCCTGGAGGAAACGAAAGAGGATGATATCAATAATTTGATTCTGGGAAGTTATAGCTACGGCAGCATTATTTCGCGGAATCAGATATCAGCCCCGAGCCTGTATGTGAGTGAAAATATAACTGTACTTGGAAATATTTCCGCAAGTAAAATAAATGGCGTGACATGGAATTGGTCCGGTCAGGGTGGACAACCTAATTGGTTGTGGGGTGGAAATGACGGAGTAAACATGTATGTATACAGTCCCTCAAACTTTAGCGTCAGCTATGCAGCAAAAGCTGGAAATATAAGCGGAGCCGTGGCAGAGAATGGAATAACATTTAAATCCGGCAGTAATCAAACGTATATGTACCAAACAGGAAATACAATTACATTCATGACCTCATCTGATGGTGGAAAAAATAATGCCTACCCTCTTGCTTTCGGTGCAGATCACAGCGTATCAGATCCGGGGAGTACCTGCGGCATTAACTTTTTGTCAGGAAACAGTTGGAAAGCGATAACACCGCATAGTGGAGATAACACCATTGCACTGGGAATGTCAGGATACAGATACACCCGTTTATATGCCGCGAGCGCAACTATCAGCACATCAGATGAAAATGAGAAAAGTATTATTTCAGGGATTACAGGGGCATATGAAAAGACATTTCTGAATCTAAAACCAATTCTGTACCGCTGGAAAAACAACGATGCGAAAAAACATGATCGGGTCCATTGTGGGCTTGGAGCGCAGAGCGTTCTTTCGGCAGCAAAGGAAAATGGATTGACTGCATTAACCTTTGCGGCAATCTGCCGGGATGATTTGGAGGAACCGACGGCAGACGGCAGGACGGAACGCTGGGGAATTGCATATGAGGAATTGATACCTTTGACTATTCATATGACGCAAAAGGCATTCGAAAAAATTGGAAACATTGAAAGCGCCATGGATGGGTTAAACAGAGAAACTATAAAAATAGCATTTTTGCAGGATCAGATAGAACAGTTATACAGTTACGTTGGAGAATTGAAAATGCAGATATCAGAAAGGGGATAAAACTATGTTGACAGAGACAGCAAAAAAGGTAACTATCACGGCTACTTCGGTAGTGGAGATTGAGGAAAAGAAAGTTGTACTGGAGAATTACACAGCAACCGTAGACTCGGGGAATCCAGAAAACTTGAGCATGAGCAAATTTTTCCCGACCGCAGAATCAAAAGATCTGTATAAAGACTACCGGACGGAGTGCCGGGAAGATTACGCGGCATTTCAGGAAAAAGCATATGCGCTCCAGGATGAGATGTTTGCTATGCTTGAAAAATAAGAGGTGAACAATATGAAAAAAATCCTTACAGCCGATTTCTCAAAAGGAAATGAGAAGGCATATGTACGCGGATTGTATCAGCATGATTATGGAGCAATTTTAAAAGTGACAGGAATTGAATATGCCGAGATCATCCGCGTTGATTTCGCAGGGCCAAACGACGAAAAAGCGCATCCGGTTGTAGCACTGCAGGAATCGGACGGAGGCTTCTGCGTAAAAATCCCGAAAGAAAACACGGATAAAGCCGGTGAATTGAGCGCGTATATATACGTCACAGATGCTGAAGCTGGCTTCACGATAAAAGAAGTAATTCTGCCGATAATCGGAAGGGTTGAAGCAGATCCAGACCCCTCCGGAGAAAAAACAGATCCCTTCGCGGAGGCAATCGAAGAAATCAAGAAAAACGCAAAATCTGCAAGTGATTCAGCGGCTTCCGCAGCAGAATCTGAGAAGTCAGCCTCCAAATCTGCTACGCAGGCAGAAAAATCAGCCGTGCAGTCCTGGAAAGCTGTCGAAGCCGCTGCTATATCGGAAAAGGCTGCCGCAACGTCAGCCACG